AATAACCATTGAATGTGATAGCAGCTCAGGTATCGGGTCTATCATAACAATGAGTTGGCTGACAGTATACAATGGTCTCTGTACTACGATGACTGTCAATGTTGCTGATGAAAGTGAGTGGTGAGGTGATGGACTATGAGCAAATAGGCGCTGAGATGCGTAATGAAAAGGATGCTTTAATACTGCAAGGGCTTGTTAAAGAGTTCTTTGATAAGTATTTAAACAGAGTGGAAGAGAGTGATAGCGGTACTGAGTTCAGCCCCATCACACTTAGCTGTTGTAGGGTTATGATGTTGGAGCCGTTGAATGATTTATTAACAAAGATGGCAAAGCTGTCTGGTGCAAAGGCGAAGGTGACTTATGGACTTTAGAGTAACAATATGTGATGATGATGCAGATAAGATTGTCGTGGCTGTACTCAAAGAATTAACAAAGGACTTAAAATCTCAACTAAAGAGGAGAAAAAGAAGTGAAGGTTGTGCTGTATTTGAGTTAGACCAAGCAGCAGACCTTATTGAAATAGAAAAAAGAATTGTTAACTTTAAATTAACGTTAGAATATTTTGGGGAACTAGCATGAATGATATTAATGGGACATCAAACGTAGTACTGTTAAAAGAAAACGAAGACGGCAGCGCTGTTTATCAATTTGACTTTCCACCAGAGGCACTAGCGGCCTTGACGCGGTTAGGTATACTCACTGCAATAAAGGCAGGTATTGGTGAAGCTAAGTATCTAGCGCCTGATTATGACTGGGAATTCACAGAGGAGATTAGAGACTTGGCTGAAGATGCTGGGTTTTGTATGTGGCGAGATGAGAGTTACAAGCCGGAGGGTGAGGTGGTAGACTGGGCTTGTAAGTATGACAAAGAGTTAGTTAAATTCTATCATTTAGTTAAAGCTAAGGAGAATAACACATGAAAAAAGTAATAGTAACCGTGGCATTGCTGCTGGCTAGTTTGTCAGCTTCAGCGATAACTCTACCTTTAAGGTGTGAGTTGTATGACGATAGTGCGGAACGTCTTTCCAAGATGGAGTATACTGTCATTGTTCGATCACAGCAGGTACACGTGTATGGTATTGGTTACACATGGCTGGTAGAGTATCGTAATAAGGAGACAGGAAACGTAGCGGCCTTCGTATTAACCGAGGACAGCCTTTGTTTGGTCTATGAGTATGCAACAAAACCTACAGGGGAACCTGTGTGACTGATAAGACACGATATCCACCGCTAACACAGCTAGAGAGGGCGTTGTTAGCTGACAAGATATTCGACATACGGATAGATGAAGAGGAACGCAAGCGAGAGTTAGCAGAGCATGAACTTAAAATGAAAGAGATGTGGAACAGATGAACGACATACAAGAAACATTAGATACACGCGGTAAGCGCTATGGTGAGTATAAAGAGGTGGCAGAAACATCACAATTGTTAAAGAATGTGTTGCGTACATCGCCTAGTTGGGTTATAATGGAGCCGTACATGCAAGAGAGTTTAGATTTAATCTGTAACAAACTAGCACGTATAGCGAACGGCGACCCATTCTATGCTGACAGCTGGCATGATGTTGGTGGGTATGCTAAACTAGTGGAGATTGAACTTGAGAAGTTATAATGGTACTTACACTGGACATAGAGACAAATAGCAAGCACGATCAAATATGGATGTGCTACACACATAACAGCGATACTGATGAATACATATGCCACACAAAACCATCCACGTTGATACCCTTGTTAGACATAGCCGACACGATAGTGGGTCACAACATTATGGGGTTCGATGCTCCGGTGTTGAACAAGGTTTGGAAGCTGAAGATTTCTTGGAGGAAATTGAGGGACACGCTTATTATGAGTCGGTTGTTGAGTCCATCACTCGAAGGAGGGCACAGTCTGGACGCTTGGGGAAAACGCCTAAACAACAGAAAGGTAGAGTATTCACGGATATGGCACTGGATTACTGGTACTGAGTATGACAAGAAAAGTGTGCGCCCTTATGATGAACCAGTTGAAAACCTTAACCGATTCTATTGCAGGCAGGACGTAGCTGTAACGGTTGAGCTGTATGCTAAGTTATCAGAGGAGTTGAGCGATTGGGGTGAGAGTGTGGACTTAGAACACGAGGTTGCATTCATAATAGGAAAGCAGGAAAAGCATGGTTTCAAATTTAATAGTCAAGAAGCTCAGGCATTGGTGGCTAAATTGTCAGGTGAACTGGCTGATATTGAGGGTGAATTGCAACTTACATTTCCGCCATTGGTTCAAGAGAGAGTAAGCGAGAAAACAGGTAAACAGTTAAAGACGAAGGTGACAGCTTTTAACCCCGGAAGCCGACAACAAGTAGCAGAGAGATTGATGTTACTGGGAGTTAAGTTTACAAAGCTCACAGAGATGGGTTCTATAGTGGTGGATGAAAGTGTGTTATCTAAGATTAACCTACCAGAGGCGGCGATGGTGTTGCGCTACATGATGTTACAGAAGCGGATTACGCAGGTCACATCGTGGCTGGAGGCGGCAACAGATAAAGGAAGGGTACACGGTAGGGTGATAACGATTGGGGCTATTACAGGTCGTATGACGCACATGAGTCCTAATATGGCGCAAGTGCCTAATGCGGGTAGTGAGTATGGTCCAGAGTGTAGGGACTTATGGGGTGTAGATAAGGGTAACAAGCTAGTCGGTGCTGATGCCAGCGGATTGGAGCTGCGTATGTTAGCCCACTTCATGCATGACGAGGCATATATTAAGACGGTAGTAGAGGGGAGTAGTAAGTTAGGTACAGATGTGCATACTATGAATATGAAAGCGGCAGGGCTAACAAGTCGTGACCAAGCAAAGACATTCATTTATGCGTTTCTGTATGGAGCTGGTGCAACTAAGATTGGTTCAATTGTCGGTGGTGGTAGGGTTAAAGGGCAACGTCTTATCGACAAGTTCCTATATAACACTCCAGCATTGAAGGCATTGAAGGAGAAGACAGCACAACATGCAGCTAAAGGTTATCTAACACCTAACTTAGATGGGCGAAGGTTATGGGTGCGAAGTGAACATGCAGCGCTTAACACATTGTTGCAAGGAGCTGGTGCTATTTTAATGAAAAAGGCATTAGTTATCTTGCATAACAAGTTAAAGTGTGGTATAATAGAAGCTCACTTCGTAGCTAATGTCCATGATGAATGGCAGGTAGAGGTGATAGAGGAAGACGCTGAAAGGGTAGGTAAGATGGCGGTCGCAGCAATTAAAGAAGCTGGACTTCATTACAATCTAAGATGCCCGACAGCTGGGGAGTACAAGATTGGTAACACATGGAAGGAAACCCATTGAAGCAAGAAGAAAATAGAAGTTTGGAGGATGTTGTTAGTAATGCAGAGGCATTGATCGTCATATCTATAGAAGGCGATACTATGCTGGTGTCATTCAGCGACAATCTTTCAGAGATGGAAGTCTTGGACCATCTTTCGGAGGCAGCTAGTTCATTCTGGCATAATGCTAAAGAAGAACCAAGCAATGGTAATTTTCACTAAAACAGACTTAATAAGGTATTTATAAAATGGCAAATCAAATCAAAATCCGCGCAGAAGTTATGTGGGCATCTTTGGACAAGCCTAACGAGATGTCAGGCAAGTTCCAAGTAGACTTGTGTAATCTCTCAGAATCAGCGGTAAAAGGACTTGAGGAGTTGGGCGTAGAAGTTAAGAGTCGTGAAGGCAAGGGTAGTTACATTACCTGCAAGAGCCAGCGTCCAATTTACGCTTATGACGATGGTGGGTCACAGATCGAGGGCAGTATTGTAGGTAATGGAAGCATGGCGGCGTGTTTGGTTAACACGTACTCATGGACGTTTAAAGGTAAGAAGGGTGTCGGTACAGGACTGCAGAAGTTGGTTATCACCGACTTGAAAGAGTACGCCCCTACCGCTGCTACCGTAGCTTTTGACGAAGACGACTTGCTTTGATCGCCCTACTCGATAGCGACATTCTTTGTTATCGAGTTGGCTTTGCAACAGAAGAAGAAACTCCATCAGCAGCGCTTAACACTATGGCGCTGTTTGTTGAAGACCTTCTTCTGTACGACTTGTTAGATACGGATGGTTATGAACTGTTCCTAACTGGTCCAACTAATTTTCGTAACACCATAGCAGTTACAGCACAGTATAAAGGCAACAGGAAGGCTAAGGCTAAACCTATCCACCTTCCATTGTTGCGTGATTACCTTGTAACTGCTTGGGATGCGAAAATGAGTGTTGACCAAGAAGCTGATGACGACATTGCAATAAGAGCTACTGAGTTAGGAGATGAAGCCCTTATAGTTTCAATTGATAAAGATTTCCTACAGGTTCCAACATGGCATTACAACTTTGTGAAGAAGGTGAAACAT